ATCTAGTAGATGATGAATTTACAAGTTGTTCTTTATAACCTAATATTTGTTGTTGTGCTGATGCTAAATCAGGCATATCCATACCTTCTTGTTCTACAGATAAATCATTTAAAAACTTTGCAGTCTTTACTTTAAAATCACCTTTCCAAATTTCATCCATAACTGCTGCTTGTTGCTCAGCAATTTTTAATGCAGTTTGTCCAAATGATTGTAAAGCAGAACCTAATCCAGATGTCTGACTTTTATTTACTGATATATTACCAGATACTAATGAAGATCTTTTACCTCTATCTAAAGCCATTAATCTTCTCCTGTAGGTGGATTATTATAGGCATAAGCAGAATATGCATAACCTCCTAATTGAGCAACTGTACCAAATGTTAATGATTGTCTTTGTAATTGATTATTCATTGAAGCATAATCTAAATTAGATGAGGCTATTTGTGAATTTAATCTAATATTACCTATATCCTTTATAGCATCACTTTTAACTTTGTTTTGAATAGCTATAAAAGATCTACTATCATCTAATATTCCTGCTGCACCAGCTACAGTTCTATTATTACTTAATGTAATATTTTCTTGTTCTGTTCTTAAATTTGATTCTTGTAAAGCTCTTAATGAAGATATTTTTTTCTGTTCTTCTATTCTAGTGCTTTCGTTTTTTAATCCTTGCATCTGAGCTCTATAGCTCAAAGTTGTACCTACTGCTGTTATAAATAATGCTGTTTCTACGCCCATCTTAAAATACTACCTCTAATGCTACACCTAATACCTTTAAAGGCAAGGGTGCTGTTTGTGTTATTTTTAATGTAGGCTCTCTATCATAACCTAAAAAGAAAAACTCTTTCTTTCCTGTTACTTTAGCAACTGGAGCTGCTACATCAAAAGCTACATCTCTTATCACTAAACTTTTAGCAGTATTATCTGCTGCTTGTAAAGCTACATTTAATGAATCTGATAAGTCTATAACTGCTCTAGATATTCTTTTTATCTCACCTGTCAATGGACCATTTGCTACTTCTCTATCTATTGGCATAGTTTCAAGACTAGGTTCATAGTTAAATCCTACTATAACACCAGCACTATGAGCTACATCAAATGTTATTGTATCACTTGCTGATGTAGTAAACGATCCTAATGAAAATGTACCATCAACAGCATTAATAGTTTCTTCTGTTAAATGAGCTGGACTATTATGAACACGCCCTGAAGTAATAGTTATTACAGCATTGTCAGCTGGTGAAGAAGCTAGTGCCTGGTCTAAAACTATGGTGTGACCACTAGCTGTAGCTGTAACTGTTTGTATTTCATAACTACCAGTAATTCCAGCTATAGTAATAATATCACCTATATTAGGTGAAGTCGTATACCCATCTACATTTATACTAGTACCTGTTTGACTAGCACCATTTACTAATGGACTGCCTTGTTGATTAACTGTAGTTGTTCCTGAACAATCTAATGTAAGATCATCCTGTTCAGCAAACTTTTCTAATGTATATACAGTTCCACCTTCTAATTCTCTTTTAACAACACAAAATAAATTTTCATTAATAGCTGTAATACTAGTAAACTCATCACCACTCTTTGTACTCCACTGTGTCCAACCAGCTATTTTTTCTGCACGTACACTATGAAACAAAGCAAGTGTTCCATCATTGTTTGTAAAGAAAGCAAACTGTTCTGGTCTAGTTGTTGTACCAGTTATCATAGCCATATCTACTGGAGCTTTCACTAAGTGTGATGCTAGGATAGATATAGATGTAGATGCATACGCATTTTCTACATCACTAAATAAATATTCACGAATAGCTTTACCATTCTTTTGTGCATACAATGTAGCACCATCAAAAATAATAGGTTTTGCTCTACTACAACCATAAGGTGTTTGCCTAAGAAATGTTATATTAGCAGGTGTAACAGCAGAAGTATCTGTAGAGGTAGGTACAAAATATTCACCACCATCTGTTAATACTTGTAAATTTCTTGAAGATACTAAATGTCTAATTTCGTTTACTCTATCGCCAGATACAAATACATTAATAGCTTGGTCAGATAATCCTGTACCTACATCAAAATTAAAATATCCACCAACTTGTGATCCTATTACAGCAGCAGGAGCATCTCTTACTCCAGCAAAATATAATCTGTTATCATGGAATGTAACTGCTTGAGGATATCCTCTTACAGCAGATATAAGTTCTTCTTCCCAGTTAGCATGTGGTCCAGCACCAGCACTTATAGTTTCAATGATAGTTCCTACTAATTCTGTACTAGAATTAAATGCAGTTATATAAATTTGTGCTTCATCTACTCTTATGTAATGTCCTACATAGTCACTTGTCCATATAGGAGAAGAAGCTGTAATAGTTCTACCTGTACCTGTAGCACCAGTAGATAAAGTAATAGTTACACTAGCATTAGCATATTTATAAAAAGGTGCGTGAGTCTTATAAGCACCAGATACCACTACATCTTCATCTAATTCAAATGCAAACTCTGAAACTGTAAACGTTGTAGCACTTGTTCTTTTAACTTCTAACATAGGATTTTCTCTATGTGTCATAAACACAGTATCACCAAACTGTGCAAAGTTTATTTCAAATAACTGTGCTGTAGTCCAATTAACATTTGTTGTAATATTAGTTTGAACAGCTCCACCATTTGAATCATAAACATCTAATCTTCCATTAGATAAAACAAATACTGCTAGTTCATCATTAGAAAAAATAAATGGAATAACTCTTGATGCTCCTGGTAATGTTGCTTTATATGTAGTTCCAGGTCTACGCATAATACCACCTTCATCTAGTAAGTACCAATTACGTAATGTCTTAGCACCACTAAAGTATGCATTAGCATCTGTTCTTGTAACTAGTAATGGATTAAGTTCTCCACTTGCAAAGTTAGTGTAAACTGTTCTTAGGGTGTTAGCCATTAGTACCCCCTAGTAGTTAATCTGTTTGTTATAAATCTTTTTGTACTTAGTTTTTTATTTGTTACTTCTTGACTATCAATATTCTTAGCAATAAGTGTTTGTCTTTCTGCCTCATCACTAAACTGTTTTATCATAGCAGCATCTCTAGCTACTGATCCAGCAAATCTGGAAGCTAATTTTAATTGTAATGCATCTTTAAAATATGCAGGAAACTCTGATTCATCTTGTCTAAAAATATAATCAGCTATCAATGCAGACTGTGAATCATATCCATCAACAAAGATCTTATCTCCATAACGTGCATATTCAATAGGTAGGTCAGCTACAGTAATAGTATTTAATTGTAATAAATCTGGGGAAGTAGGTAGTTGATAAGCATAATCATATCTACCTGTAGGTGCAGCAGTTAATAAAGATAGTTGTTGTTGTTCTGTTGCAAATCTCCATCTGTGTCTACATAACATAGATTGAGTAATATTTTCATAAATTGTAGAAGCAACTAATGCTTCTGTTGATCCATCATCAAAAGAAGATATGGGTTGAGCACCAATCATGGTTAATGCTCTTGCACAAATGTCTACTTTAGTATCTGCCATATTTAAAGGGGGGAATAAATCCCCCCAATATCATTATGCTAATAACGCAGTTGTTACTGTAGAGGATGAAGCAGCTGATACTATTAAAATATCTACTACACCATTTGATCCACCACTGTTTACAATGATTACATCACCAGCGTTCAGGTCACCTGTCGCTGTTAAAAAGTAATCTGCATCATCAATAGTTCCTATAGCATCTCCGTCAGAGTAGTACCATAAGGAATTGCTATCTCCCATTTGAGAGATCTTCTTTAAAGGGTTTGAAGTTGCGTATGCCATTATTTACTCCTACTCTGCACACTTCTGTATTCTTACACCATCACCATCAATTAGGACTGCTCCCATTGACATGTATGAAGTTGTAAGGTGTGCTACTTTCTCAGGGATATAGTTTACTTCAGTTCTTACGTCTGAACCAACACCCATACCTAGAGTTGATTTATGAAATGCAATAGTGTGTCTATCTGTTGAACCAGATGTTGCTAAACCACTAAAACCCATCCACATGAAAGACAACCATCTTTTAGCTGTCATTCCACCTTTGTAAGGTAGATCTGCTTCACCGATATATTCAGCTCTTGAGAACTGATCTATATCTAATAGGTCTGACCACTGTTTTGGACCGACTACCCAATATCTTTGTCCATCATCTGGAACATCATTGTTTCCAAAGATTTCAAAAACGTTTTGAGCTTTGTCTAAGTTCATACCAGTAGTTGTACCAGCAGAGTTATTTGCTAATGCAGTTGCACTTGCATCAAAAGTATCAGTGATGATTTCATCAGTCTTACGACCAAGAGCGTATGCAGCGTTTTGTGCTACAACGTTTCTCTCATCAATGTTTACTTTTAGTTCGTCTAGTTTGTCTACGTAATCAGCGGCATAAAAGTCTGATAATGTTGCAGTTACATTTGAGTGTACTGAGTTCATAGCGACAACCTCAGCGTGTCTTGCTTTAGTTGAAGCAGAACCTTTCGCTACTTTTTGGAACTGAACAGTATTACCTTTTACACCATTAACATTACGTACCATGGATTTCAATTTTGAACCCATTCGTTGATAAGCCATGTGAACTTCAGCTTCAAACTGTTTCACAAATGCTTGATCTATCGTTGCTGTCATTGTGTTTTCCTTTTCATTTGTTGTTTATTTCCAAGTTGTCGTCATAAACTTTCACTAAGTTATCCATTACTGGGCAAAGTCCAGTTTAAATCGGCTTGTTAATTCAGATATATTATATTTTTGTAAGCTTTACAAGACAAGATGCAGGAAAAACATTGACATCAGCAAAGGTATATGAACCGTCATCTTCCCTTATATAACTAGCAAATGTCTTAATGTACTTCTTATTTCTTGAATAAATGTATGCTTCTGTAGTAATTAATGCTGGAGATAGGTTTTCCATATCTCTATCAGATAGCCAGGCACTATCTCCAGTTGGATCTTCCCATATAATTTTATATTTTTTATATGGAAACTTAGCCATATTTCTTTTGATATAGATCTGTTACCTTCCTAATATATGCTGGATCTTTAGATCCTTCTTTCCAATAACGAGGATCTTGCATCATAGACTGTAAATCTCTTTCATCTAGTTCTACATCTACAACAGTATTATTATTAGGTAATGGTTTATTTTTAGATAAACCCATTATTTCTTCTAAAGCTTTAACGCCTTCAGCAGTACTAGCCATATTGGCAATAGCATTATAGGAATCAGTAGATAGATACTTCTTGCTCCAAAGATCAGCAGCTTCAATACGTTCTTTTGCATTATCTCCCAATTTCCCCATTTCTTCTTGAAGATTCGGCAGACCTGCAATCTCATTATTAACAAAAGCCGCCACTCCCTGGTCGAATACTTCCTGTGATAATCCATTACTTCTACAAATTTCTTGCCAAGATTTGACAAGTTCTTGTTCTGGATCAACTGTAACTTCAACATCTTCTGGTATCTCTGGTAGCTTTACTTCATATGATTCAGGAATGCTAGACTTTCTTTCTGCTTCCATATCTTCACGTACTTGTTTCGTAAGATCTTCAGTTCGCATCCCAAACTTTTGTTCCAATGCTTTGTATGATGCACCCAGTTCTTCAACTTTAATTTCATTTCTATCACTATCCCAAAACTTTTCTGGAATATACTCAGGTATCTGCACTTCACTAGTGCTTTCTTGAGATACCTCTTGTGTTGTTTCTTGTGTTTCTTGTACTTGTTCTTCTGACATTAGACCTCCTTATCAGATTCAATTCTTCTCTTGATGATAAAGTATAAATATCTCATACCTTCAAGATGTCTTAAATGCTCGTTGCTTACATCTTTACCAGCAACAGCATCTACTGTTATAGACCTTAAATAGTCCAAAACCTTTTTACCAATTTCGCTACTAAATAGTGTAGCCATATCTGTATTAAGTTCACGTTCTTTTTTTTCTGTACGATAAAACCCATCAATAGATAGATGGCTTCCTTTAGGTTTGCTCTGGAGCTGCTCCCAACTCATTCATTCCTCCTTGTTGTTGTTGCATTACTTGTTGCATCTGTTGCATTACTTGTTGCTGTTCAGCTGCATCTCTAATAATCTTTTCTGGAAGATTCATCTTCTCTGCTAAATATCTAGCTACTTCTTCTTGTTTTACAATAAGATTTAATACTTGTGGTCCAAATGTTTGACCTAGTGTTGCATTAAATCTATTTACATCTGCAATATCTTGTTCGTTCTGTGCTCTTGATAATGGAGATTCTGGTATAATTTTTATTTCTTTATTGTTTAATGAAGGTAATTCTATTCTACCTTGTTTCTTTAAAATGTAGATAACACGTCTAATTAATGGCATGATAAACTCTGACTGTAGTCTGCCAAAAGAAGATCCAATCTGTCTTGATAGATCTGCCATTCTCTCTGCTACTTCTGTAGCTGACATAGGTGTACCTTTAGTTGGACCTAATGTTTCCATATACAATGCTTTTCTAATATTACTTCTCATATCGTCTAATACTAATTGAGCAACATCAAATCTACCTGCACCATTAATAGGTTGTAATCCTCTAGATCCTGGAGCTACTGGAATAATTGTTCCAGGCACTAATTGAATGTTGTCTGGATTAATGACTCCATCATCTTCTAATTGATAGATACCAGATATATTCATCTGTGCATTTTCTAATATTAGCTCAATAGTTAAGTTAGTAGTTTTAATTGCTGACATAGCATTAAATACTGGACCACGACCATATACTTCACCACTAGCTTTGTTCCATCTAAATGTAATAAAGGGATTAGAACCTTGTCCTTCAAACTGATCTTCAAATATTATTTGTTCATGATCTTTTACACAAACAACATAGTCATAAACTTCTTTGTTTGGATCTGTATAGTTTCTCATTGTACCTTCAATAACAGTACATTTAGCATCAGGTTCATTATTTACTTTATCTTCTAATGATTCTAGATTTGCATCAGGATATAATATTTTAATATCTCCTAATCTTATTTGACGCTTTCTATATACACAATCTATCTTGTTATCTGCTCCTGCATTTAAGTATACATGTGGTAATGGAATAGAATTAAATACAATAGGATTAGTTGATGGACCTTCATTCACTAACATGACACCAGTACCAATAGCTAAATCCATAAATGATTCATGCACTTCTTGATTAAAATTAGATGCATGGAGTATCTCAAATATATAATTAGTTATTTCATCTAATTGTTCATCTACTTTTGGTGCAAGTTGTGGAGGTATTTCCATACCTGCTTTTAAATTAATCCATCTACCAAATGTAGGTGTAATACCTGCTTGTAGTCTAGAAGCAAACTCTTGTATTCCTACTACAGCTGTTTCATCAAATATTCTATCTGTTCTTTTTTCTCCAGGTGCTTCATCATAAAAGGCTTCTCTGCCTGGCATAGTATATTCATATGCTTCTTCAAACTTAGGAATCCAATGTGTCTTTAATTGTTCTGCATGACTAAACTTTTTAATAAATGTTTTAGGATTCATTGTTCCTGTATTAGGACCTGATCTATAATTGTAACTATACATTAAGCCATTCCGCCAGTAATAGTTCTTGCTTGAGTACCAAATAAACTTCTACCTTTTGCAATACTACTATCTAAAGATCCAGCTAATTTTTTCTTTCTTTTTTCTTCTTCTTGAGAATCAGCAAATTCTTGTGACTCTGTTGGTCTTACAATACCAGTTGGTGTTTCAGGTGTATCATTTTGAAAAAAACCAACTCCACTTTTTAATAATTGATAAGTAGGTGATAATGCTCCAGTCATAGCTGCATCTGTAATAGTAGGAATTAAACCTTTAATTGGTTCTGCTTGATAACCTTTTTTTAAATATGAAACAGAAGGAGCAGTTCCTCCCATAATACCTCTAGCAATATCACCACCTAACTCTTTCATTGTTGGTGTACTAGCAACTATTCTTGTAGGATCTAATACTGTTGGTGAAGGTTGAACTCCCCTACCATAGTTTAAAGCTGCTTGAATATTTGATTCCCTTGCTTTTGATGGCTCATCTAACTGTTCTAATCTTTGCATAGTTTCTATGGATGTAGCAGCTCTCATACCTGCTCTACTTCCTGCACTCATAGATCTTGTTTGATCTATCTTTGTAGGTTGTGATTTTTTAATAATATCTGAAACTTGTTTACTTCCTGAAAATAATTGACCACTACCAGTTACACCAGCAACAGTTCTTCCATCTTTTAAAATAGAACTTTTATCTGCACTAAGAGTATAACCTGCTTTTTTTAAATCTGCTTCTTGGTTTGCAAAAGCACCAGTTTTTGTTTTAGTACTAGCTAAAATAGCTTTTTGTCTATTAATAGCAGCTTGACTACTCTCTGGTGTTTTAAATTGGTCATATGTTTGACGTCTTGGTTTTCTTGAACTACTACTTGATGTTGATGTACTTGATCCCATTAATCTATTTTTTCACCTTCTTGATAAAAACCTCTACCACCAGCTCTAGAAAATAAAGATCTTGATCCTACTTTTCCCTTCATCATTCTTTTATTTCTTTTTTCTCTAGCATCTTCTTCCTCTTGCTTTATACGTTCTTCTTCTTGACGTTGTTCTTTCAACTGTTTTTCTAATTCTGGATCTGGTCTATATTTTTTTGGTTTTAAAAATCCCATTGTTCACAACCTTGTTTCTTTAAATATTTATATAACTGATAAGGGGTAATAATCAACCTATTTATTCCAAGTACTCTCATAATGATAGTTACACAAGAATGTTCTCTAAGCCATGCTGCTTGAAATAATCTCCACTTATGGCGAAATGTCTTGCATTTTAATATAACACCTTTGTGTTGAACTACATATGTTAGCATTTTATCTACTTCTTCACCATCTATAATGTTTAGATCTAATCTTCTATGTATATGTTCTACAACCAACCATTTATCTTTTTTTGGATAGTATGCAAACGCACCACAGTGTGCCATACCATTTCTTCTAAACCTATGATACCACTCATGATTAGGTGGATCATAAAAAAATACTAACCATTCCTTCGGAAAATATCCCACTTCTTCCTCCTGTTCATTGAACCACGATCAAATATATTCCAGTTCTTATAAGCATTAGATACTTGTGGTTTTGCTGGACCTACTGTTAATGATCTACCTTCTCCTGCACCTAGCATTAAATATTGTAATGCATCATGTACGTGTGAAAATTTATTCTTATTAGGTTTATCTTCATATCTTTCTCCAGACGTTTGTATTCTTCTGTAATGATATCCCCCTAAGAATCCTTTACGCAGTGACTTACAAGATTTATTTAATAAGAATCCTGCTTTACCATCTACCATTCTATTCAATGCAGCTTCTACAGATTCTATTCTTAGTCCTACATCATTAGATGGTGCTGGAAATGCCTGGATGCCTTGTTGTCTAAGTATCTGAAAGGGAGTTGTTTCATCTGTCTGTGCTCTAAAATCTCCAGCTGGATCTCCAAATATTTTTAAATCTTTATCTGCACAGTGTTTAATTATCTCATGCTTTAGTAATTCACCAAACTTAACTGTACCAATATCAAAACAAACTAATTCATGTAGGATTAACCATCTACCATCAGGTAGTTTTTGACCAAATACAGCAGAAGGTGTAAGACCAAAGTCTAATCCAATATAAACAGTAGTAGGTGCAAAATCTATATCTTCATCTGCTATGTGTACATCTTCTCTAAATGAACCATAAACAAGTTTACCATCTTCAATAGTTCCTAATCTATTTAAAACGTAAACATCAATCCAAGACTTACTTTTTCCTCTAATGATATTTGGATAGTAATCAGGTGTAACATTTTGGATATTTTCTGCTGTGCTATTAAGCTCATAACCTTTAATTTTATCATCTTCTTTTTTTTCTATCATGCCTGGGGGTTGTACAAAGAACTGCCAGTTATCTGGTTTTACTAACATTAATGATTCTTCTTGATTCATATGATCTGGTACAGGCACTTCACCAGACATAATGGACCACCAATGATCTTCATCAGGTGCATTAGTATCTGCTATAACACCATACCATGAAGGTCCACCATCTTTCATAGAAGGGAATCTACCTACACGCATAGTACATGCATCTACAATAGACTTGGGAATCTCTCTTGCTTCATTAATCCATACACCAGTTAATTCTAAAGACAATAGTTTCTTCACATCTTCTGGTCTATCTAGTGCTAAGAAGATAACTTCTAGCTCTACATCACCTACATGAATGTTATGTGTAAAAGGAACTGAGTACATAAAGTTTCCAAATGAATTTTCTGGAAACCAATCTAACCACGTTTTAATAGTTGTTGTTTTTAACTGAGGGTTTGTATTTCTAATAACTGCCCATCTAGATTTACGTTTACCATCTGGACTAGGCTTCTGCTTTAATGCACGTCTAAATATTTCAATACAACAAGATACAGACTTCCCTGATCCTACTGGACCACGTAAGCCTCTAAAGAAGGATTCATCCTTCATAAAGGATTTTATTATTTCACCTGGAGCTTTGTAGTTGAGTTCTGTCAAGCAATACCATTATCTACAGATCGTTTAATTAATTTGTAGATAGTTTCTGGTAGTAGAGATTCTATAAATTTATCTGCTTCATGATCCGAGAATCGTAAATCTCTAGGATAATGTTTAAAATGTTCTTTCTTCACTATCTTACGAAGTCTTTGACGATCCTCGTAAGATAGCTCCTCTGCGTACCTCATGTTTAATTAAATATAATACCTGCGATTATTAATACAACCACAGCACATCCAATAATCTTAGCTCTCTTACTAAGACTATTCCATTTTGTTTTTACCCAATTCATTACTTGCCATAACCTTTTTTCATGGTCATCTTTTTACCTGACTTCTTTGCTTCTTTCTTAGCAGCAGCCATTCCAGCTTTCGTGTATGGATATTTTTTTTTACCTATGTTTGGCACTATGAAACCCTCCTAAATGGTTTTGTTTTAGCAGCAATACCTTTGGGTTGTTTAACAAATTGTTTCCCACTCTTACTGCCTTTTCTCTTAGCTCTAGTTGTAGCCGCATATTCACTAGCAGTCAATGACTTGATAGCAGCTTCTGGTAAGTAGCGTTCACCAGTTTTAGAGGATGGCTTTCCAGATTTGGTTCTCCATTTCTGTTTTGTCCATGCCTTTAAACTTCTTTGTGGCTTCTTCATCGATAGCCACCACCCTTAGCCTTATATTGTTTAGCTAACATCTGAGCTTTACGAGCTGACCATTGTCCAGGTCTGCCACCCTTCCCTCCTGCTTTAATACGATTAAATAAACTCTTTCTCATAGTAGGCTTAGTATAGTTTCCTGCTGCGTTTACTGCCATGTTACCACTTACTCTTGTTTGCCCAGAACGCTGCTGACATCTTGCCTCTAGCTATATTCTTGGCGTGTCTAGCCTTAAATGATTTTCTTTTCATCTTCATCTTCTTAGATTCCCCTGATTTAGGCTTACCAGCTGTACTAGCACCTTGCTCCCCATATCTAATAGTCTTAACCTTAGATCCTTCTTTAGCGACTACGACATGAGATTTTTTAGGGTGTCCTGGAGTTCTTTTAGGTTTGTTGTAACCAGATACTCCAATACGTTTTAATAAGCTCTGACTCATTTGTTCTTTGTTAATGAGATACTAGCTATTTCTTTTCCGTTTTTTTTCTTAAATAAAGATGCTTTAGCTATAGTCTTTCTAGGTACATTCCCTTTATTACCTTCTGGTTTTGTTCTTATAACAGAATTTATAACAGTCTTAAAAGCACCTACTGCTTTTTGAAGTGCAACATTTTTATATCCTGTATCTAATTTAGATCCAGTAGTTAGCATTTTTATAAAAGCATCATCTTTTATATTTTCTTTTAAACCTGCAAATCCCCATGATGCTATCCAACTTTTACGTATTTCATTTTTAGTTAATCCAGAATTATGAATAGACTTCATAGTAAAGTCTGATTGATTTTGCCACATTTTATCAAATAGCTTATTACCAACAGCTTCTCTATCTAATGTTCTCGTAGTTCCATCTCTACGTTTAACTGTAAATGTTTTATTAACCATAGGCGTACTTTACTCAAAAAAAATATATTTTCAATACTCCTTATAATGAGTGCCACACAGAAAGAAGTAGTTACCATTGTCGGTAGGTATATGGAATGTACCCCACTTCCCACAGTGACACTTCTCGTACTTGGTTCTTTCTTCTACTGTCCAGCTTAATATTTGTAACTGATTGTAAAGTTTACTTTTATCGCTCATAATGTGTGAGCAGGACCTTTATCCTCACTGTCGCTCCTGTTTTCTAACCCCCCCTACTTAGTCTAGATCAATCTTGATCGAGAGGTTTCCACCCACACTGTGCTGTACCTTATCAGGAGCTTTGAACCCACTCCTATCTAGTATATCCTTTGATGCTTCCAACTTCACGTAATCACTCTTACCTTCCTGTGCTAGTCGTACTATTGTACGTACTGCTGGAAGTGCACCCATCAATCCTATCTCTGCGATTCGTGATCTATAGTACTCTTGTACCTTTGGGAGACGAAGCGTTCTACTAGCTGTTACCCTACCACTGTCTCCCTTTGAATATCCTGCGATTTGACTAGCTTTTGCTATGGTACATCCCTCAGCTACGAGGGTATCAACCAACAACCTTTGTCTATTGGTTAGACCATCTTTACCTTTTACTTGACTGCCCATAACGATAGATACCTTGCTACGTTATATCATGTCAAGAACTTAATTGTAAACAGATGTAACAGTTTCTCTCACATAGAATATTATTTACACTTCGTGTACAAGCTGCGTAAACGCAGAATAATATATCTATGCTCGGCAGAAGCACCTTCTGCACTTCCCTGTATCATTTCTCCTAAGGTCGAAATGACCAAGAAAAACTATGCACGAGGCATATTTTTCGTGGGTTGAAGTCAAGCAAAGGATAGTATCTTCCCTTCGGTATGATAGTCTGTATGCTCGGTCAGTACTACTTTGACTTATCTGTTTACCAGAACGCATAAGCGTCTGGTATTCAGCTTATACTATAGCCAAAGTGTAAGTGTAGCCATGCTAAGCGTTGGCTCCACTAACGTACTTCCCTCGTCCTCTCTCTAGATTTCCTTGCTCGTTTTGGAGACACGATCTGCCTACGCAGATACGTGGCTTTTTATTGTACTCGTTAGCACACTAGTACAAGAGCAATTTATCGTGGCGATAAGTATCGCTGATTCACGATAAATCGTTATTTTGACGACAGTTTCTTCTAAACTGCGATCAAAATAATAAGCTCGTTCCTCGCTAACTCTGACTAGAGAGTGTGCTAATTAAGGAAGAAATCTAGTGAAAGGAGTTAACAATGACTAGAAATTATGAACTAAATGTGGTTCTAACCACTCACAAAAACGTAACTTATAACTCAAACCATCCAAGGAATGAAGAACGTAATCAGTTAGAAGGTTATTCAGATATACCAGCTAACAATGTTGTATCTGAATTGATGGTTTGTCAATCAAATGCTGGATATTATATCGGCACTTTACAATACGATAGTGAAGTAAACCATTGGTTCCCATATAGCAGAGATTCTTTGGATTACTATCCAGATGAACGTGCCGCTAAAGAAGCATATGATAATGGTACTTGGGTTATCAGAGATTATTAATAGAAAGGAAATATATCATGAAAAAACAAACAAAAGAACAAATCCTATTTAATCTATTATGTAAGATTAGAGGATCTAATGGTCAAGTTAAAGTTAGTGCATCAAGGTCTGAAGTAACATGGGATTATGCTGATGGCTACAACCAGGCGGTGGAGGATATCGCTAAAGCGATAGATATCAAGATGAAGGAGGTATCAAATGTATAATACATTCGAAGAGGAATACGTAGCTCAGGTACAAAGAGTACGTGAGCTAAGACAAGAAGGTAAAGAAGATGAGGCTAGTCTAGAGGAAGCTAGATTAGGTAGTATTAATACAGTATATGGATTTGAAGATCTAGAAGAACTGGAGGTTATCTATGAGTAATTACGTTCCACGTATTGAAACATCAGCATCAGATATTGATGCAATCAACAGTCAAGTTGGTATTGATTGGTATCAGTTATACAAATCACAAGTTGATGAAACATCAGAGGTAGATATCAAGTATATGAACATCTACCTATGGCAGATATGCAATAGCACATATAAGTCAATGACTACATTCCAAAGATATACACAGGGATATCGTGACAAGATCAAGATGTCTATTATAGATCAAAGGGAATCTGAAACAGGTCAAGAAATTGCCCAGACTAACTTTGATACATTGACTGAACAGGCAAAGACTATGGATGCATTGTATCGTAAATACGAAGCTATGCACACAGCAGTCAAGAAGCTCTATCTGGAGCTATACAAAGAGGATTTTACTAAGAGGAAATTACCTCAAAAGAGTAAAGGTCAGATGAGAACATTGAAAGATATGACACCTTCTGAACTAGCATCTATTGAACAGACAGTAGATAGTATTCTTACAGGCGACAGTCCTGGTAAGGAGTTTGCATAAACAGTTTCATTTAGGATAGTGGGGTTTCTACCCCATTATCCAACTATTTTTTTTTTGCTTACGCTGGTTTAAGCGTAGCAAATACCGAGTAAAAGTGATATAAATCAATAGAGGGAGAATAACATGACATCACTATTTAGACTATTCGATAGGTTTATAATTAACCTGTTCAGATCAATGATATCCACTAAGTTCAAAGACCGAGCAGAATATATTGGTACATTCATACTAGTATATCTAGGTATCGGTGGTGGCTTTATAGCTTTCTGTTTGTTCTTAGGTATCAATCCAACACTAGTTGTATCTGTAATTGCAGCACCTATTTGGATCTTCTTAGTATTTCTAACAAGAAGAATCACAAACAAAATGTTGGATATTAATGAAACTACAAAGGATATTTGATTTTCCTTGGTGGTTTTGGGATTCTGTAACTAGTGTAGTTATAGGA